TCGCAACATTAGCACTAATTATCAGCACAAATGCATTTGCTGAAGTTACACCAAAAGAAATGGAATTGTGTAAAAGTGTGCAAGAAAATGCAGAAGCAATCATGGAAGGTAGACAAATGGAGATGCCTATTGTTACATGGTATGAATGGGCAAATGGTAATAACTTTTATGTTAAAATGGTTGAAGATGCATATGAATTAGGCGCTATGCAAGTACCTGAGAATCAAACAAAACAAATTAGAAGATTTGGTAACAAGTATTTTAGAATTTGTTACAAAATACAAAACAAGTCTTAAAAATAAGCCCTCCGCAAAAGAGGGCTTAATACTTTTACTACCGTAGTAGGCAAGTTAGGGCCTGGTTAAAACGTGATCGTTTCTGTGTCTGCTATAAGCGGTTTTTGTTCAGGTACAGAATTGTCTACCAATTTTCCGTCCTGCACTGTAAAATACTGTTTGGGTGAATATGTTTTATTCTTTCTCTTCAACTTCTTTTTGAATCGTTTCTGTGCTAATTTCGCTTGACTCATAGCCATAATGTTTCTCCGCTTGTTCTTTAGTTAGCATGTATGCTTTTTTAATTCCGTATTTTGTGATGAATGCATCTATGTTGTGTTTGAGATTGTCATGATCCCAACCAGTAAACATTCTGTCTTGTACAGTGAATTCGCCAGGTTTACCTTTTGGATCTGTGTACCATTCTAATCTCATCCAACAACCTACTGCTTTTCGTTCAGCCATTTTACTCCCTTAGTCATTTCTCGTATGATCTCTGTTTGTGCATTTAAGTGGTCGGCATTCAACATCATTGCAAAACGATCTGCTTCTCTGGTTGCCATTCTGTAACTGGCATACACATCACCATTTTCCAATGTGTGCATACTTTGTTCTACTGGATCCATTTCTTTCCAGCATTGAACAACACCACTCCAATCACCATTTAATCTACACTGTAATATATTTTCTGCTAATGTCATTTTATCATATACCAACTTGGATATCTACTCCAGTGATTGTGTTCACCAAAGTGATGTATGTGTAACTTTCTATTATGTGTTTGTGCAAAACCATCCACACTCTTTTGTGTTAATGGCCAATCACTATGATAATCATCTACTGCAAACACACCACCCGATTTCAACTTAGGCCACCAATCTCTCAGTGTTTTACCACCTTCTTGGCCTGTGTGTGCATAACCATCTATGTAAATGAAATCAAAATATTCATCAGCAAAGTCATCAACAACATCTTCAAAACGGCTTTTAATTATGTTTGCATGTGGATAAGGTGATAACTTTTCACAGGCTTGTATATATTGATTTACACCATGTCCTCTGTCACCTGCCCACATGTCAATTGCATACCATTCTTTTATGGGTTGATGTTGCAGTGCTTGTTGACTAAACACACCTTGTGCAACACCCAATTCAACACCAACTACTTCGCAGTTGGCCAATTTGATTATGTCACTACGCATACTCATTGAAAGAATTTCCTTTGATGTTTGAAGCGACTTGCACCACAAAAGTAATTCATTAACACCTGTTTGTCGCTTCTACCACGATCTTTGATCTCACACCATATTTCATTCAACATGGGATCTAGTTGTATAACACCATCTAGTCTGCACATCATGTTGTATATCATATCGCCTGTGGGTATGTCTGCTGTTTGCATACCACCCCATGTAGGTGTTTTGATTTCTTGTGATAATCTGTTTGTGTCTAGGTTGCCATTAACCACGTTAACACATATGGTATGATGCACGTTGGTACCATTTATGCATTGCACTATGTTCATTGCCACAGCACTTTGCACATTGTTGCCGATATCGACAATAGTATCACATACACTTAACAACCAACGTACATCAAATTCTTTTAGTAATGTTTTTTTATAACCGTTCCAAGTGTCCCAAAAACCTTGTCTGTGTTCCCAATTTTGTGGATCTCTGCGTAAGTGAATTATGTGTGTAACCATTTTGTGACACACTTCTGGCTTGCCCAAGAACTCTTTACGCACTTCCACAACGTTGTCTTCGATATCTGCTTTGCGATTGAGATTACGTGCTACAGCAACGCCAGGTATCTTTTTCAGTAATGGATCACTTGTCTGCATACTTGCCTTGTTTGAATATTCTGTCAAAATTGTCTTTGTATTGTTCTGAATTGGTGTTTATTCTGGGTGCCGAACCTTTGCCACCATGTGTTTGTTTGTAATGGCGATCTGGCTTTTCTATGCCTTCAGCAGTGTCTCTAGCCTTTTTCAGTGCAGGATCTTGATTAATGAGCTTTTCATTCTTCTTCCATTGACTGCTATTCTTGTCAGGCACATTAGACATTGATCTTTTCCTCGCCACGACGTTTTTCTAGCTCTGAACCATAACCACTCAGTAAGAACACTATGGTTAGTGTTAACCACCATGGTGAAATAAGTTCTAGCATAACTGCCCATAACATACTTAATCCTGTTAATGACAATGTGTTTAGTGCGTCCACTTTGTGTGAACTTTCTTTGTTAAAGTATTCTGGTAACTTCATATCTTTCTCCTAATAACCGCCTGTGCTTCTTCTTATTCTGCCAGGTCTTGCATTTATATCCTGTGTAAGTGGATATAAATTGTTTATCAAATATCCCAATGCATCGTTAAAATGATCGAAACCTGTTGCTTTGTCTGGTTGTCTTGTGCCTTCTTTGTAGGTGTGTTTTCTCAATGCACTAATTATTTTACTACAATTTGGTGCTATTGTCAACCTGGTGTTGTCTTGTTTACACACACTATTCACTGCACCTATGCGATCTTTCACACTAGGGTTTACTGATCCCACACGTAATTCAAAGCCGCTGTTACGCAAAATGATGTGATCTGTTACGCCACCTGCACTAGTTCTACGTTGTGCTCCAGCGGCATCTGGATAAGCAATGATCTTTCTACCAGGATAACGTGTTTGTATTTCTCTGCTCATTTCAGCAGTGTCAGTACCATATATTTCCAATTCATCAAATATGTGTATGCCGTTTTGATGTTGAAAACCTATCACAGCACAACCTGGATCAACGTTGAAGTCAATGCCTATGTGTAGTGGTGTGCGAGTATCTAGTGGTATGTCTTTGTGTGTAATACAGTGTTCGCCAAATGCATAGTATATGATACCTGAATAGTCCACAAATTGTGCTAGGTATTCTTGATTGAATGTGCGTTCATCTAGATCTTGTTTTGCTTGATTTAATTCTGTTTCTGATACATTACCGCCATCTAATGTGGTGTACTGCAATGCAAACCAATCTGGTAAATGTTTGGCATTGTTGTACAAATCATAAAACCAATTTCTACCCTTTGGTGTGCCAATTATCAGTGCAGAACCTTCTCTGTCTGACAACGTTGGTCTTATCACCGCAGTCCATGCTTCTTCATCTATGTCTGCCGCTTCGTCTATGATACAGTGATCAACACCTATACCACGTATGCTGTCTGGATTGTCAGCACTGCGTAACATGATGATACTATTGTTTATCAGTGTTACTGTGAGTTCACTTTCATTCACACGTTTAAGCCAGTTCACATCACGTAACAGGTCTTTGAGATCTTGCCACACAATCTGTTTGGCCATTCTGTAACTGGGTGCTACATATAAACATTTGGTATTGGGTATTCGTGCATGTTTTGCTAATGAAGCAATAGAGCAGTATGTTTTACCACCTCTACGTCCAGCAACTACCACTTTGAATCTGGCATCTGCACCTAAGATTGTTTTCTGTACACCTGTTAACTTCATATCTCTCAAAAGTGGATGATGACCCCTACGTTCAGTTAACTGATGTTAACTTGGGGAACATAAATGGCAAAATTTATGGAGTTGCGGAGCCATCATCCTCTAACCATGGTAGCACTTGTGAACTTTCATCTGATATTGGGTTTTCACTTTGACCCAACATCTGCTTGCCTAACCATATCAACATGGTTTTGTCACCTGATAGTGCTACTTCAATTTGTTTCTTACGCAAACGTTGTTTCGTAATAATGCGATGTTTTGTGATTATATCACGGAAATTGTCCATGAACGTTTGTAATGGCACATCAAAAAAGTCTGCCATTTCTTTGTTTGTGCAGTGATATTCTGATAACTGAGCAACTTGATCTTCTGGTATCACTGTTTTATTTCTGCCTACAACACGACCCACAACGGTTTTCTCACCATACTTGACATTGGTGACTCTGTAGTGTTTATCGGTTATATTGGCCTCTTGTGAAATGTTGCCTTCTTCAGTCATGAGTAATTCCTGTAATCAGTGTTATCGCCACTGTTTGCGTAATTGCAATATTATTTATCGAT